GTTTATTACATTAGGAGCTTTTATTATAAATTCAACACCTACACTGCATTTGGTATAAAGGATATAATAATATGATATAGAATTATTCTGTATATTATATTATAACTATGAATGAAGAAATATTAGATATATTGATACATAAGTCGCGTATACCATACTATGTTATGCATAAGCACGTAATCCCTTATACATATCTACCTCAGTCGAAAATATTATTACACAATATTCGGAATTATAAACAAGACATAAATTTAATTGAAGATATGTATTTCACGCAATATAATGAGTTTATTCTGTTAGTTGATTTATTGGGGTTCTATAATTACTATATGAATACGAAAAGTATCAGCGAGAGATTACAAACACTATTAACACGACACATTATGTTAAAAAACAAAGATGTAATCGAATTAAACCAGATTATGATATCGTGTATCAAACCGAGTATGCGAAAACGAAGTGTTAAGCTTATATGGGGGTTAATGATGCCAGAGGAAAGAAATACATTTATTAACGACTACATATTAAATGCTATGACAATTTGATACTATCTTGGAAAATTGATTTTATATAAATAATACTAACATACATAAAATAATAGTTATATAATCTATAACAATGAACCCTACTGTTTCAAATATTTCGGAAGATGGTGATGTTTATAAATTTACATTATCCGGTATAAATGTCAGTTTAGCAAATGCGATTCGTCGTACGGTTTTGTCTGACATTCCTACGTTGGCATTTGATGCTGAAAGTAAAGAATATTGTCAAATAGAAACAAATACAGGACGTCTTCATAATGAAATTTTAAAGCATCGTTTAAGCTGTATACCTATTCATATGAATGAATTAGATGTTCTTCCTGGCAATTACGTGATGGAATTAGATAAGTGTAATGATGGCGATAATATGATTTATGTCACCACTGAAGATTTTAAAATTAAAAATAAGACTACAAATAATTATTTAACTACAGAAGAGACCCGCAATATATTCCCTTCATCTCCAAGAACGAATATGTTTATTGATTTTGCTCGTTTAAGACCAAAGATTGGACCTACTATACCCGGAGAACATATTAAATTAAATTGCGAGTTTGTAGTAAGAACATCAAAAGACAGTAATACATATAATGTAGTGTCTAAATGTGCGTATGGAAACACAATTGATGCTGTAAAGGCTAAGGAGGTGTGGGAAGGTATTGAAAGTAAAATGCGAGCTGAAGAGTCAACCACTGATGAGATTGCTTTTCAGAAGAAAAATTATTATTTACTTGACGCACAACGCTCATATTTAAATGATAGTTTTGATTATGTAATTCAAACCATAGGAGTATATAGCAATAAAGACATTATAAAGAAGGCGTGTGTGATGCTTCAAAATAAGTTAGTAGAGTTCGTGCAGAATATAGATTCAGATATAATCCCAATCACAGTTAGTGAAACTACGATGGATAACTGTTATGATGTTGTTTTAGAAAATGAGGATTATACATTGGGTAAAACATTAGAATATATCCTTTATGAGAAATACTATAATGGCGAAAAGGTTTTAACGTTTTGTGGATTTAAAAAGTTTCATCCACATAATGATGATAGCACATTGCGTATTGCGTTCGGACAACCTGCGGATAAACGTATGGTAGGTCAATATATAAAGAATGCTGCGATAGACGCAAAAGACATTTTTAAGAAGGTTTATGGATTATTCTAATTCATACCTTATTATGTAAAATAAAACAAAATATAATAAAAGGTATAAACATTTTTTATTGTGTATAGTATTGTAATGAAAATATTAGTGTATGGAGCTAATGGATGGATTGGACGACAGTTTATAGACATCCTACAAACAAAACAATTGAATTATATTCAAGGTGTATCACGGGTTGATGATTATTCTACTGTATTGCAAGAAATAGTCACTATTGACCCTACACACGTAGTCTCGTTCATAGGTAGAACACACGGTACAATTGGCGACAAGCAATATACAACGATTGATTATCTAGAACAAGACGGTAAATTGCTGGAGAATGTGAGGGATAATTTATATTCAGTTGTATTGTTATCAATGATATGTAAAGAACGCAATATTCATTATACCTACCTTGGAACTGGTTGTATTTTCAAGTTTGACGAACACCATCCATTTGGTAAAGAAGAGAATGGATTTACCGAATGTTCTCAACCAAACTTTTATGGTTCATCATATTCCATTGTAAAAGGGTTTACTGATAAATTGATGCATATATATGAAGACCACGTATTGAATTTACGTATAAGAATGCCAATTACTGGAGAAAATAACGCCCGGAATTTCATAACCAAAATAACAACTTATGAAAAAATATGTTCTGTACCCAATTCAATGACGGTCTTACCTGAATTACTACAATATGTAGTGGAGATGATGAAAAATAAGACAACTGGTACAATTAACTTAACAAATCCCGGACTGATAAGTCATAATGAAATACTGGAAATGTATAAGGAGATAGTAGACCCTACATTTACTTGGAAAAATTTTAATATAGAGGAACAACGAAGTATATTAGCAGCAGACAGGTCGAATAACTACTTAGATACGACCAAACTAGAAAATTTGTTTCCCGGAATAGACAATATTAAAAATGCGGTGAAAAAATGTTTACAAAAATATAAAAAAAATTGATGTCGAACGTTACTTGTTTCATAATTTAATAAACTAGATATTATGATGTCATTTATCTCGAACTGTTTTGAATTATGTTGGTATAGAACCAACAAAAATAAAGATATAGTATATAGCCATATGTCTTCTGATATGATAACATTGCTTCAGGATATTAAATATTCGGATACAGTCCCATTTGTCCCCCCTATATATTTTGGGAAAGTAATTAAAGTGTATGATGGTGATACAATTACAATCGCATCAGTTTTACCAAATACAACTGAACCCGTATATCGTTTTTCGGTAAGATTAAATGGTATAGATACCCCTGAAATAAGAGGAAAAACTCAAGAAGAAAAAGAACTCGCAATACACGTGCGTAATGAATTATATGCTAAACTTTACGGAAAAATGGTTTATCTAAAAAATGTAGATACTGAAAAATATGGTCGAATCCTGGCTGACGTATATTTAGAAGATGAAAATATAAATGAATGGTTAGTAAATAACGAATACGCAGTGCGATATGATGGCGGAACAAAACATAGACCCGCAAGTTGGGGAGTGATATAAAATTGAAAAGAATTAAATATATAGTTTTTTGATATACAATATATTTAATATGGAAAGACGTCTAAATAAGAAATTCGAAGATTATATCACTTCTTTTAAAAATGATATTCGTGATAAAATAAATACCATAAAATTTGAAGAAAATGATAAAATAAATGAATTAATGGGGTATGTATATGATTATGAACGTTTGGTTTTTAAGAAGGAGGATATTTCAAAGCGAAAACGCGTGAAAAATACAATTCCAGAAACAAACAGATGTAATGCTAGACGAGCTAATAACGAACAGTGTACACGTCGTAAAAAAGATGGATGCGAATATTGCGGAACACACATTAAAGGAACTCCACATGGACTTATTACAGAAAATATAAAGTCTGACGAAATTACGTGTAAATTAGAAATCATAGCACAAGAAATAGGTGGTATTGTCTACTATATTGATGATAATACAAATGTATATAATACGGAAGATGTAATGAATAATAAAGAAAATCCAGATGTTATAGCTAAATACGTCGTTCATAATGGTACATATTCAATTCCCGAATTGGGATTATAAATTATAGTTATTTATCAGTTGTTTTTGATATTTTACGAGTGATATTTTCTTTTGTTACTTCTGTTCGGTTGTCTTTTATAAAGTTGTTAATTTCGGATGCTTGAGACAAATCGCCATTGTAGTATTTAGTCAATATATCAAGTAATACCTTGTTATTAATCGGTTTTTTTACATTTTTCTTTGTGTAGCATATTTTTCCATCATTTAAATCAAAACAGTCAATATCGTTTGATTTCATTGTTTCCATCAGCTGGTCGTTCATCTTTTTTTTATCTTGTCTTCGGGTGGAAATTTCCTTTTGTAGCTGTCTTATTTCATTATCTATACGCACCCATTCTTTTACTATCTTAATTAATTGATTTTTGTTTTCACTCATTTATAGTCATAGACATTTTATTTTTATATTTGTTATATGTAATTTGTATGAATATTTTATATTCTAATATATTAAATAATGATATTCACATCTAAACATGGTCAATCGTCCAAACGTGATGAAGTTCGACAATCACATAAAATACCTATGAATTTATATGCTACACGTCTTATAACCAGACCTCGACCCATTCCGTCTACTACTGTATCTCGAATAGCACCAAGTGACGGTGACCGTATGACGTGGGGAGCTCCTACGTGGACGTTTTTTCACGTCCTACCAGAAAAGTTATCTGATAAGAATTTTATAACTAACAAAGATGGTATTATACGACTTATAACTACTATATGTAGTAATTTACCATGCCCTTCTTGTAGCCAACACGCCAGACAATATATGCAAAAGGTAAATTTCAATGCGATAAATACGGTAGACGACTTAAGAAAAATGCTCTACATCTTCCATAATTCTGTGAATGAAAGAAAAAAATATGCTAAGTTCGAGTATGATGATTTAATCGCAAAATATAGTAATCTGGACTTTAATCAAGTAGTCAATAAATTTATGTTCCATTTTCAAAAAAAAGTGTATGCGATTAATTTAATAGCACAACAGATTAGTAGACAAAAACACGTTGCTGTAGTAAAAAAATGGTTAATTGATAATATGCATCTTTTTCAATAAAAATAATAATTTTATATTTGTATTGAAATGTCTAACCGCTGATGTTTTTGGATATTAACTTGCCATTCTTATATACATTACATTTAAATGTGCTTTTTGATGGTTTGCTACATACTTCCTTGTTTGATAGAGAACTAAAATACATAAGGGAAGGACTTTTACCTTTTGAAATAATATACGCCCATAACCAACCAATCATACTACCTATACCTAAAGAAGCAGTTAGCTGACCGAATGAATAACAACTATTATTCATATTCCATATGAAATCAAAACCGATTAATAGTGGGAAAAACACTAAAGTAGGAATATTTTGCATAACCATTTTGGAATTAATTATTGAAAATAATAAGTATGCGAATGTGTATGTAAGTGCGGATTGACCGAGGGGTAAATCTGATAAACTATCTGTTTGACCGATTGTCAACACATTGCAAATTTCTGGAGAATTCTCAGGACGTTGTAAGTCCTTTACGATTGGTAATGATTTACCTGCTACCATTGTTATAAATGAACTAAACAGTAACCCTACTAAATATATAAATCCCTTGAAATCTTGGTTAAATATAGAAGCTAAAGTAAAAAATGATGCTAACACAAATGGGGCTAAACGTAAAAATAAGTAGCCGAAACCAATGATGTTTAAATCCATATTGTTAATATTATAATATACTATGTGAATATAATCTTGAAAACTTCGTGTATTGTAGATACTTCATGAAATTGTATATCTTTGTATATTGAATCGTCATTCATACTTTTCCACTCACGACAATCACGAGCATTTTCTTTTGGATATATAAATGTTTTTACACCTGCCTTTATTCCTCCATAAATCTTCATATCAAGACCACCTATAGCTGTTACTTCTCCTTGTAAATTAATTTCACCTGTTATAGCAATATAGTTATCTATTTTTTTATTGTTAAATAAACTATATATTGCTGTTGTTATAGCAGCTCCTGCTGATGGACCATCTTTTGATGTGCTACCTTCCGGACAGTGGATATGAAGCCCTTGACATTTAGTTTCTGAGAACTGTGTTATTAATTTCTTCTTATTCGGATTAGGGGTTAAGTTCCATGCCAATGATTTTGCTACATTCATGCTTTCTTTCATTACATCGCCCTGTAGACCAGTTAATCGTAAATCTAAAAAGATAGAGGATGGATATAACATTGTCTGAATAGGTATAACTCCTCCCCTGCCGAGAGAATTCGCCCATAATCCATTAATTATACCGACAATAGGCGATGTATGAATTCGTTTTTCTGTTATTTTATGATACTTTGGTAAGTACTTCGTTTCTAGTATTTCACCTGTTATTTTTATAGGAAGCTCAAGTTCTGTATCATTGTTCTTTAAAATGTCTAGATTCACTTCACCGTATAAATCAAAAAGAAGCTCTTTTAGTTTTCTTACACCAGGTTCCATTGTGTATTTATCAATAATATGTTCTATCATAGCGTCGTTTAATTCTACCACATTATTAAATCCCATCTTCTTATTTATTTCAGGTAATATAAACCTATTTACAATTACTACTTTTTCAGGAGTTGTAAGGTTCTCAAACTTGATTCTGTGAATTCGGTCCAATAAAACTTTATCAATTTGTTCCGGGTCATTGTATGAGAAAATAAACAGTGCTTTTGATAAATCAATATCAATACCACTGAAATATTTGTCTTGGAATGAATCATTTTGGGTTTGATCGATTAAATGTGTAAATATACCTATTAATTCACGACCATTCTCGGTTTTACTTACTTTATCTAATTCATCTATATATATAATAGGATTCATGCATTTTGATTCCATCAAGATATCGACTATTCTTCCCCACGTTGAATTCATATATGTATAACTATGTCCTTCCAATGTTGAACCGTTACAAGACCCGCCCATTGCTATAAATGAAAATGGTCTGGGTTCTCCGTTATCATTTTTTAAACATAATGATAAACCTTTTTTTGACAAAGAAGTTTTTCCGATACCGGGATTCCCCTCGAACCCAAAACAGTAACCAGATTGTTCTCCACTCATCCATTGACCGATTACTTTCATTATCTGGTTTTTGGCGTGCGTATGACCGTAGATTGAATCATCAAGGACACTCATAATATTACTGATATTGTCTTGGACTTTTGTGATGTCCGTATTTAATAGACGTAGTTCACTTTTTACATTTATCAATGATAACGCACTGTCATTCGTAACCATATCAAATAGTTCATATAAAATAATATTGTCACTTTCTATTACGTCTGTTATAAAATCACATAATTTGGTTTGTTGTGACGTTTTGGTTTGATTTGTAATTGTTAATCTCATTTCTTTATTTGCCCGTTTATATGTGTTAATTTTTTGGATTAATGTATTTAATTGTTTTATGTTAAGTATTTCACTCATTCGTTTTATGGTTTGTAAAATATTTTTACGTATAAACTGATTTATATAGGTAACATAATTGTTAATTTCTAATAACGTATAGTTATTCTTTTCTGCAATAGTAAATTCAGGAAATAGTGTTTTGATAATAGATATTATACGGATAATCCACGCATTTATAGATTTTATTTGTTTTAATGACGGTTCTTCGCGATATATATTGAATGGTATTTTCAATAAACCTTCTATATATTGTTTTGCCTTTAGTCCCATTTCATCAGGCTTTCCTCTTATTTCTTTTAATTTTAATATTGCTTTCTCTTTTATTTTGTCATCTGCCTTCATTAAGTAAATTTGTTGTTCTAATGATATTTGATTCACATCATATTTACTCATCATTTCATTTGCCGACCGAACGGTCTCTTTAATTACTTCTTTAAAATTCGTCTTGATTTTCCAAGGTAAACTGTTATAAATTATGACTTGATCGTTTTTCTCATTATCAGATGACTCTACAGAAAGGACCTCATACAAAAGATAACTTATATATTGAATATCACTGTCTTTATCAAACATCATTAGATTTATTAACATATTTCGCTTTGAATACAAGTCCATTTCAAGAAATGTATTTATTGTATTTTCTAATTCCTTTTGTTTTATGGTTTTTACGTCCATTAGTAATGTAATCATCTTTTTTATTACATCATCATTACCATAAATAAGTAGGTCTTTGAGGGTGCTTGTGTTGATTATATTTTGAATTAACTCTTTTTCAACAGATTCACGACCAACCATTAACCCTTCGATTTCTTCTAGACGGACAGAGATATATTCATTTGATATACATTCTAGATGAATGTCATCAATAATACCATTTATTATTAATGTCTTTCGTGCCTTTTCATTATGCATTATTACGCGCAATCCATATACCTTTTGTGTAAATGAATCCGTTCCAGACTCTATATCAAAACATTCAAGAGTATTATAGTTCTTCATATCGATATCATCCTCGGTAATTTTATTCTCACATATAATATTTTTGTGTGTATGTAATACTTTTGTTTTCCCCCATTGAACTATTTTATAACTAATTGGTCGTATATACTTTTTAATCAACTCATACTTACTTTGTAGTATATGGGTTGGAGCTTGTGTATTTTTAAACTCTGTTCCAAAGCTAATAAATAATAAATCCTCCACATAATTTGTTCCAAATCCACATATTATCATTGATAATTTGTCAATGATTTTCTGAAGAGAAACGATAATATCGTCAGTTTTCTTGTTTTTTGAATTAATCAATTCGGTATGTAAGTCAGTAGTTTTTCCGTACAATTCTGTTAGTATTGATATCGACAGAATACTGTCATTGTTACTAAATATTTCATCTGACGTATTACGACTTATTGATAAAATTGTATTTCTAATAATATCTTGAATAACTATATTTTTTTGTTGTATTATGTTTATAACTCCATCTACATTTGCTTTTTGTTTACTCTTAGATATACTAACTTGTATATCATCCACATTCTTTTGTTTCATATAATATATACAATAAGGAATTATAAATATAATTACGTTACAACTCGCAGAATATTAATTAAAATGATATAAAAATTATTACACTATATTACTATTATTGAATATTAACTTGTAATATATGGGTATTCCAAGTTATTTTTCTCAGATTATTCGTAAATATGCGAGTATATTGAGAAATACAAGCCATTTTGATAGCAATGAAAATAAACTAACACATTTGTATATGGACTGTAATTCTATTGTGTATGATTCATATCATCATCTTAGTAGTGAATATGACAAAGATAATGAAGGGGAGTTTGAAAAAAAAATAATACACGAAACCGCTAGAAGAATAGACCAATACATTACTCAGATAAACCCTACTGACGTTGTGTATATTTCATTTGACGGAGACGCACCTGCCGCGAAAATGGACCAACAACGAAACCGAAGATATAAAAGTATGTTTCTTGCAAATATTAAATATGACGAAAATGAAGAA